CCCACCGATAAACATAACTGGTGTTTCCGGAACCGCTCCAGTAGCAACAGCGGCAACTGCTGCATCTCCTGTATTTAAACCATACAAGGGTATGCCAGCGCCTCCTGTTGTGACTCCCGACGCAAGAGATACTTTTAAAGCTGAAAGAGATCGAATTAAAGCGGTTTCTAAGCGTTTAGCGATAACTGAAGCAGAGGCTGCTAAATATAGAGTAGATCAGGCAACAGGTCAAGTTAGAAAGAATGGACGATTTGTAAGCGCATTTGAAGCAAATGTTCTAAAGCAGGAAGAGGCAAAAAGATCTGCTAGAGAACGAATGGCTTTTGTGAATAGAAAAAAGCAAGCAGAAGATTTTTACAATCAAACCATTAAGCAAAAGGTTGATCAACAGAATGCTGCAATTAGACAGCAAAATGCAGCAACTGCTAAAGCGGCTGCTGCCGCTGATGCGCGTGCTAAGAAGGCTGCAACGAAACAGGCCGATGTTGCAAGGCGTGCTGCTGGTGCTAAGCAAAGGGAGTTAAAAGCGGAGCAGGCTGCGTTTAGGCAGGCAAGAAGGCAGGCGCTTGATTTTAATAAGAATCAGGCTCAAATTTTTGAAGCAAGAAAGAATTTGACTGCTAAAGCTGTTGTTGAAAACAATAAACTTGTTAAGCAGTTTGCCTTTAAGGGCAGAGAGATTACTGAGGCTCAGGCTCAATCTATTGGTGCTGGTGGTCTGGGTGGTATGCGTACTCGAGCCGGTCTTGCTGCTGGTCGTGCTAAGTCTGCTGTTGTTGGTAAGGCTGGTGCTGCTGCTGGCGCTGTAAAGGGTGCTGCTGCTGCGCCATTTATTGCTGCTAAGAAAGCAATTACTGATGCAACTGCTGCTTCTGTTGCTTTTGGCACTACTGCCCCTGGCATGTTTAGTAAGGCTGGTCTTGGTATGAAGGGCTTTGTCGGCTCAATCCTTAGAGGTGTTAAGGCCATGAAGCTTCTTAAGATTGCATTGATTTCTAGCGGTATCGGAGCAATTTTTGTTGGTATTGGTGTTGTTGTTGCTCTTGTGATGAAGAATATGGATAATTTGAGGTCGAAGGGCGCTAGTTTGATGTCTTCTCTTAAGAAGGCTTTTGCAACTATTAAAGATGCTTTGATGGCTTTGATTAGTCCTATTCTTGATCTTATTGTGACTATTGCTGGTGTGGGTAATAGTGGTGAGGATGCTGGTTCTAAGATGGGTGCTGCTTTGGCTAATATTGGTACTGCTATTGAGGCTATTGCTGATGGATTTAAGTGGTTGATTGAGACTGTTGTTGTTCCTGTTGTAAAGATCTGGGCTGATCTGTTTTATCAGGTGTTTAGTTTTATAACTGGTATTGTTAAGGGATTTATTAAAATATTTAAGGGTGATTGGAAGGAAGGTTTGAAGGCTATTGGTAGTGCTTTCCTTAATCTTGGTAAGGCTTTGTTGAGAATTGCTGCTCCTATTCTTGAAAAAATTAGCAATGGTTTCTTTACTGCTGTTAAGTTTATTGTTGATGTTTTCGCTTGGATGTTAACAAGTGTGATTGAAATTTGGTACAAACTTGTGATGTTTAATTTGCTTGTTGGGCGAAAGATCATGAATATTATTGCAAAACTTGTGAGCTTTATTGTTCAGGCATTTGGTCATGGTATTAAACTTGTTGGCGATGTTTTAGCTACATTGGTTGATGCGTTTGCTCTTGTTGCTGACAATGTTAGCGGCATAATGAGCTTCCTTAGCGGTGGTCTTATTCCTGAAACTGATTTTGCAGGTGTTGCTGATGGGGTCAGAGGGTTCTTTGATGGTGTTGGTGATTCTGTCATCGGTTTCAGTGACACTATGCAAGATAGTGTTAATGCTGTTTTCGATTTGATTGAATACGGTATTACTGTTGGTAAGGATGCCGCTGTCGGGTTTATTGATGGCATTTCGGGCAGTATTGAAAGTGCTAAAGACGTTGTTGGTGATTTCTTTAAAGAGATGGCTAAGGGTGATAGTGGTATTGCTGAGGGTTCTGGTAAGGAGTTTATTAACGAGTTCTTTGAGGGTGCTGAGGAAGAGAATCCTTATGAGATGATGGATGAGTTGCTTGAGCCTACTTTGGACTTGAGCGAAGATGCTGGTGGTGCTGCTGGTGAGGCATTTGCTGATAAGTTCAAGGAGGCTTTGCAGGAGATCCGTCAGACTTTTGTTGATCTTGTTGGTGAGTATTTGACTGATGAGATTAAGAGTGTGACTGATGATTTGACTAGTGCCTTGGAAGATCAGAGGGATGCGGCTCTTGCTGTGTTTGAAGATCAACTTGAGGTGATTGATAAGCTGGGGAAAGCTGAAGAGTCTTTGACTAAAGAGAAGCAGTATCAGGCTGATTTGCGTGCTGCTCAGGATGAGCGTGAACTGAACCGCCAGAATTATGTACGTAATCGTGCGCTGGCTATTTACGAGGGTCGTATTGATGATGCTCGCATGTTGGATCGTGAAGAGCAGAAGAGCAAACTGGATTCTGCTGCAAGTATTTCAAATCTTGAGCAGAAGCGTAATGATGATTTGCGTAAGGAGAATCTTGCTTTCCTTAAGGACTCTATTAAGGATGCTAAGAAGCAGGCTGACGATTTCTTTAAAGAGCAGATTGCCGCTTTCAAGGAGGCTTCTAAGGATATAACGAAGTTTGCCCCTCAGACAATTGAGGATTATGAGTCTCAGTTGAATGAGTTGACCGCTCTGGCTACTCAGTTTAGTGAAGATAATGCTATTGAATTTGCTAAGACGTTTGATGAGATGCAAACAAAAATTGTTAATGAGATGCCTAATAAAACTGTGGGTGTGTTCAGTAGCAATCTTGATGATCTGATTACCACCGCTAAAGCTAAGTTCGGTTTGAATGATGAAGAGGACAGCATTGTTGGTGCGACTGTTGGAATGCTTGCTGCTATGGGCAACGCTTTTGACCCTGAGAGTGAAGAGGGTCAGAAGATTACGACAAACTTTGATTCCATTCTTGTTGGATTGAAGGATCAGATTAAAGACACCGGTGATACTGGTATTGCGAAGACTATTGAAAATCATGGACCTCAGGCGGTTTTGGAGGCCGCAATTGAACATGCTAATGAAAGCATTCTTAATAAGTGGAGAGGAACTATTGATCATATTATTTCTGAGGTTGATGATCTTGCTGACTTGATGGACCCGATGATTGCAAACGTTCTTGAGGCTCAGATGGCTTTTGAGGCTATGGAAGAGGCTGCCAAGAGTGCTGGCTCTGCTGCTGCTGGTGCTGGCTCTGGCGGAGGCGGTGGAGGCGGCGGTGGAGGCGGCGGTGGAGGCGGCTCTGGCTCTGGTGGCTCTGGTGGTGAAATTATTAGATACAACCAGAGCGGTATGGGTGCTGATGCTCTCGCCAGAAAAACTGCTGGTTTGAATGTGAAAGCATTTGTTGATGATTATGCAAAAAATAATTGGTCAGGTCTTAGATATGACACTTTGAAACTGTATAAAGACAAACTTAGTAAAGTCCTTGAAGTGATGTCTACTGAACTTGTTCTCAATAATACAAGCAAGCATCAGCAGATTTACAATGAAGCTCTTGCGAAGGAAGGTCCAGCCATTGACAGAGGTGTTAAGGCTTATGCTGGTTTGAAGTTCCCGAATACGATTACGAGACAGTATGGTGGGTATGTTCCTGGATTCAGGTCTGCTGGTGTTCCATCAATGCTGCACGGTGGTGAGTTTGTAATTAATTCTAAGGCTGTAAGCAATATTGGTATGGCTGCTCTTCAGGCTTTGAATAATATGAGGTTTGCTACGCCGGGTCGATTTGGTGGTGGTCAGAATGTCACCACTATTAATAAGTCTGAGACTGTGAATATTTATGTTGAGAACTTTATTGGTGAAGATGAGTGGTTTAACAATATGGTTTCTCAGTATGATATGAAGATTCGCCCTATTAATGATAAGAAGTTTAATATGGAAGATCGTTTCTATACGACTTATAAGGGAGCGAGTTATTAACTATGGCGGTGATTAGTAATCAGCAAACTGATCTGGTTAAGTATTTGTCTTTGAACGGCAGCGAGTTGACTGTTGGGTCTGCTAAGCACTCCGGTTCAGAGCAGTTGAATGTTTCTGATGTTGAAACTGCTGGGGGTCGTATTAAGAGGTATCACAAGAAAAATAAAAGATCTTTGAGTGTTTCTTATGAATATATCCCTTCAAATTCAGATAAAACTGTTGATGGCCGTAAGGGACGGGACTTTATCTACAATCTTGCTGTCAGTGCTCCTCAAGTAACAATTTCTTATAAAGATGAACCAAACGGTTCCGTGGTTTCCTATACAGGTTTTATTGATAGTTACTCAGAGAGTATAATTAGAAGAGATCCTGTAGGGCAGTGTGTCTACTATCAGATCAATTTTGAACTTGTGGAGGCATAATGGGTAGCGGTAATTATAGCAAATATTCTTTTTCTTCTTCTGCTGGCAATGTAGATTTTTATGGCAATGATCCTTTATATCCAAAGATTTTAACGACTTCCGAGTCGTCTTTAACGGTTGAAGGCACAAAGATTTCTTATGCGTCTGCTTCTTTGTCTGCGTCTGCTACGTCGTCTGTGACGGCCTTTGAGATTCAACTGGCTAGCCCTAATTTTGATGGCGACGTTGCAACAGTAACTATTGCTCTTGAAATATTAAAAGGTCAGATATTTTTAGATGGCGATACAACCCTTGCTGTTTCTGGAACGAAAGAGGCTTATGCGTCTTCGGCTCTGTCAGTTAGTGGAACTTTAACTTCTACTGCTCTTGAGATTCTTATACCAGGTGTTGATTCTGCTAGCGGCGATGTTGATGTTGTGGTTGCTGGTACGAAAATTGCCACCGCCTCAGCGTCTGTGTCTATTACATCAGATTTAACATCTGATGCTATTAGAATTCCGGGTATCAATATCGCCATGTCTGGTTCAGCAAGTTTGACTGCTGTTTCTTTAAAAGAGGCTTACTCTGCTGTTCAAATATCTGATGGTGATGGTCAACTTAATGCTGAGGCATTTAAGTTTGCTTATTCTTCTTCTGGTTTGTCAATTAGTAATGATTTAACTGCAACATCATTGAAGCAAGCCTATAGTTCTACATCGACATCAGGTTCTGGTTCCGCAAGCGCAACTGCTCTTGAAATTCTTTTTACTGGTTCTGTAACTTCTGGTGCGGCTGTTTCTTTTATAACTGCTAAAGAGATAGTTTTTGGGCGAGCTGCATTGTCAGGAACAGTCAGTTCTCCACTATCTAATGTCATTCCTGGTGTTGTTATTCTTTCTGCTGAGACAAGAATGGTTGCCGGTGCGACTAAATTTAGCCCAAGTATTGCCGAAGATGTCCAGACGATTAGGACTCTAGTTTCTATTGATGGCAAGCCTTTAAGCGAGCATAATCGCAAGTTCCAATCATCTATTATTCAGTCTTTTGTGGAAAACAGAAACTGGGCGGCCAGTAGAAGCAGGTATTATAAAGCCTCTAGTGGAAGAAAGACTTTTTCTATTAGTTGGACTATGCTTCCTAGTGAGCGACATCAAACAGTAGATAATCGATTCGGTAGAGATAGGATTCATTCTATTGCTTCAGACCCAGATGTGCATACTTTAAAGATGTTGAATCTTGATTCAAACGGAACTACTCCTTATACTGAAACAGAGTATAATGTATTAGTGAAGTCTTACAGTGAAAATTTAGTTCGTCGGGATATCAATAATGATATGTATTTGTGGGATTGCTCTATTGAACTGGAGGAAGTGTAAATGATTACTTCCGACATTTACGGTAATACTTTAACAAGCACGTTTAATTCTAAGACGACTTCGGCTTCCCAGAGGTTGAAGCCTAAAGTTCTTGTTGATTGGTTGACTAGCAGAAACTGTACAACTTTGTCGGTTTCTGTTGATTCAAACAATCAACATAGTTCAAATGCTCAGGGGGATTTAGGGTATTTCTTTGCTCCCGAGCAGGCTATGAATGGTTACGATAGACAGTCTTTCACTTGGGCTGTCGCTGATGCAAAAGATGTTGATGGGAATGTTATTAAAGCAGATGGCAACTGGTTTGCTATGCCAGCAGATTTGAGCGACGATTATGAATTTGGATGGTGGTCTGGATCGACATCAACAGCAAACACTGAAGCAACCTACGGCGGATATGAGTTTGTTGATAACCCCACTGCTATTTTCACTTTTGATAGCAGGAAGTGTAATCTGATTAAGGTTGTAACTTCAGAATATTATGGTCAAGTTCACACTTACAGGTTGACGGTGAGAAGTTCTGATGCTGGACTTCCTGATCCAATGTATAGTGAAGTAATTACTATTCCTGAAGATTCATATTATTATGAGCACTATTTACCAGTTTCTTTAGGTCATTCTACTATTGATACAGTTGAAGTTGAAATAATCTCAACAAGAAATCCTCAGGATTATGGAAGAATTCAAGAAGTTAATCCTGTGTACCAGGTCGATGTCGCTGATGACATCACAAGTCTTAGTATTGAAAACACAAGAGACTTGCATGTTACTGAGATTCCAATTGCTGGTTCCGGCTCTGGCTCTGTTTCAATCGGTTTAGATAATACTAGCAAAGATTATAATGTTTTTAACAGTTCATCTGCTTATGGTTCTTATATGAAAAAGAACATAAAACTGCAATCAACTATTGGATGGCAAGTTCAAAAGCATGACTCCCTTTTTGTTGAAAAAGAGATTCGGGCAAATATTAGTGCTAGCGCAACAACTATAACTCTTGATAATACAAACGATCTTCCTGAAGGCGGCTCGGGCGAAGAGTACGTCATGATCATTGATCCAGATAACTATACAAGGGAATATGTTCTTGTATCTGCAAAGACAGATACTTATACATTGTCAATTTCTCAACGGGGCTTTAACAACTCTATTGCTCGCAACCACGCTGTAGGGACGAAGGTTGTTTTTGAAACGTATGAGTACCCAGAGTACATGCCGACTTATGTGAATGACTGGTCAGCACAGAGCGATAATATGTCGTCCGGAGCGTCAAGTTCTGATTGGTCAAGGTTTGCTTCTGAAAAAATTATTACCAATGGCTTCTTCTTAGAAAAGGTCACTGTTGCAGATGCTGTTAAAAATTTGTTGATGAGAACAAATTATCCTCAAGCAGATTACTCCAGTCTAAATACATTTAGCAGGTCGGCTTTGAGCAAGAATGCTATTTTGCACATGAACTTTTCTGAGCGTGCAATTGACAGAAGCGGTACGAGCATTCCTGTTAAAAATGGTCTTAGAGCAAGATTCTTTGCTATGCCTGAGGGTCGCTTTAATAAGGTTAAAGACATTATTGCTGATGCTCTAGATAAGCAGCTGTCTCAACTCGAAAAAGCTTTGGGTGACAAGGCTTTTACCGTTCCTGACTACACTGTAAATACTGTTGATATTAATTACGATATTAATAATGCTTTAGACTTGGTTGATTTTTCATTTACTGATGCTGGTGGTGAGACCATAGATGAGTACTACAATATGGTTTTTGATGGGTATTACACTCCTCCTGATTCTGGAGATCAAGTTCTCGCCGTAGGGATTGCTCACGGCGGGGTTCGTATTTATTTGGAAGATACTTTAATTCTAGATGACTACCGTATTCACCCAGTAGAAACTGCTACGTATACAGATATTGAGTCTGAGGTTGTCAACCTAGTGGCGGGTAAGCCATACAAAATCAGAATTGAATGTTTTCATATCATTTCAACAAATGATATTGATGGTAGTTTAAATGTTCAAGACTCAGATCAATTTAGTATCTACTTGCAGTATGCAATTGGGTCTGATCCCCTTTCAATTGTACCTATTGAAAATGTTTATACTATGGCTGCAATTGACCGTATTGGTTCTGTTGATGCTCCTTACACTTCTGGTTCGACTGATCGAAACAAGACTAGAAACAACGGTGTCTATTTGGGCGAAGCAAATGTGGGTTCCGATGGCGGTCTAGTTTCTGATCCCGAGAATTATTCTGTAAGATTTACTTCAGATACGTACATGAGGCTGCCTTATGATTTGTCTTGGGATTTGAATAGTTCTGGTAGCGAAAACCACACTGGCGCTTGGTCTATTGAGTTGTATGTAAAACCTACTAGTTCTGGATTTGGTGGTGACTATGCTTACATTAGTAGTTTTGATGGTGCTTCTCCGACTGGTGGTTTTGAGTTCTTTAATAGTAGTGCTTCTAATGGATTTAGTATTGAAACATCTTCTGGTATAGAGCAGGTTTCTGCAACAGATCCGTTGACTTCTTGGGAATGGTCTCATGTTGTTGTAACTTATGATGGAACTTATATTAAGTATTATTTAAACGGAGATCTACAGGATACGCTAGAGGTTGCAGGAACAATTTCTTCTTGGAACAATTTGGATATTGGTTTTGGTGGTCGCAATGCTTACTATCTTGTTGGTACAGGCGAAGTTTCTCCTTCTAATCTGAAAGACTTTTTCTGTGACCAGTTCTTGATTTACAACAAGTCGCTCTCCACTTCAGAAGTCGCTGATCGCTACACAGAGGCTGTGATGCAGCCGCTGACAGTGTATCCGTTCCTGTACGGCAACGAGGCATCGGCAAAAGACATTATTGAAGAAATTACTCTTGCAGATTTAGGGCGTTTTTACATTGACGAAACAGGTAAAGCAAAGTATGAGCATTTTTACGCATTCTTTGAACCGACTATTGATAAACATGCTAATACGCAAATTAGTATAAATGATGACACAAATATTATTTCTGCTAATTACAATGTAAATTTGCAGGCAAATAAGATTGTTGTAAAAATTGCTGGTCTGTCTTCTAATCTTGTTGGTGTTCAGCCTTTATGGAGAGCAGATGACCCAACAACTCTTGCGGTAGTTAATCTAGAGTCTGCTTTGACAAACAGCGCAACGACTATGACTGTTTCGAGTACTGAAGAGCCGCCTTTTGATAAGGCTGGCTATCTGGCTATTGATGATGAAATTATTAAGTATTCATCCAAGTCTGAGAATGAGTTTGCCGGTCTAGAAAGAGGCGTTTTGGGAACAACTGCTGCTGCTCACACTCAAGACTCTGCTGTCAGAGAGGTTCGGTATTGGGATCTTAAGTATGACAAAGCTCCTGCTTATGAGGTTAGAGATCCTTTTATTACCGGTATTCGTTTTGAGGAGCCGGATGAGATTGATGTTCTTGTTTGGAATGCAGAAAATTATGGTGCAGAACTGGCTATCGCTGCTAATGCAAATATTGACAAGGGGACATTTGTGTTTGCTGAAGGCACCGATCCTCTGACAGAGAAGGTGGCTTTTACTGCTGTTGCTGGGACACCTGTGTTGCTTACGGAGCAGAAGTCGCAAATTAAAGAGCAAAGTGCTAATTTAAGTGAAAACATCAGGCTTTACGGTCTGAAAGAGGTTGTGATTGAAAATCCATTTATTACTGATTTTGATCACGGTCAAAAAATCGCAGACTTTATTATTTCAAAAATGAGCGACCCTGTTCCTGTTATCAATTTAAATACTTTATTGACACCTAAAGCAACGGTTGGTGATCGGGTAAGGATTACAGAACTGGATGCTTTTGATATAATTAATGGTGACTACTGGATTGTTTCTAAGAATATTTCTTACGGCGATTCACCTAGTCAGACGTTGATGTTAAGGAAGGTGGTGTAATGCCAAGGTATAGGCCAGGGTACAGCAGATCTACTGTTAGTTCTAGAACTGGAGCGGTTTCAGAGACTTCTATTGTTTTTTCTAGTTCTGGTGGCCATAGTCATGACGGGCTGAATTCTAGCCTGATTGATACAACAAAATATAGCGTGTGGGATTTTCCTGTAAACACGGTGTATTCAACGACTCCTAGAGCGTCTAGGCAGAACGCTCATATTGATCAGTTTAGAAATTTTATTACTAGTCATGTTGCTGACAATGTGCTTGGTCCTGCCGGTGTTACTTTGCGTGACAATATTATTAGTGCTAATAATATTATTGCTGGTTCTATAAATTCAAATCTTATTGCTGCTAATACGATTGTTGCTGGTAACATTGCTGCTAATACTATTACAACAGATCTGCTTGCTACTGACGCTATAACTTCTTTAAATTATTCGTATACTAGTGGTGATTATTCTGACGCTGGTACTTTTTTTAATTTAAGCGATGGTTCTATCACTTCCGCTCAGTTTGCTATTGATTCTAGCGGGAACGCTTCTTTTGCTGGTGATATTTCTGGTGCTTCTGGTACTTTTACTGGCGATCTGAGTGGTTCTAATATTTCTGGTGGAACTATTGATATTGGTGGTTCCGATTCAACATCTTTTCATGTTGATTCTAGCGGTAATATGTGGTTGGGTGCTTCTACTTATGCGGGAGCGGCTAGCAAGTTTAGAGTTTCAAGTGCTGGTGTGCTTACTGCTTCAAGTGCAACTATTACCGGGACTATAAATGCCACAGGTGGTTACATTGGTAACAATACCTATGGTTTCAGATTTCAGAACGTAAGCGGCAGCTATTCTAGGCTTTATTCTCTAGATAATACTGGGTCTGCTGCATCGAGGGGAAACATTGATATCAGAAGTTATGGTGATGTTTTTATTTATTCAACACCGACTTCGGGCGGCCATGCTAATCAGAGTTGGAAAACTTCATTAGTTGGTGAGTGGGTTCATGTTGAGAGGACAGATGGAACTACCTATAGGCACACCGCACTACTTGGTCAATGGTATGGCGGTAATGCCGGTCCATCAATGGAGCTTAGGTATAATAACTCTACAAAAGTTTTGGCTTCAGCACAGTCAACTCATGGAACTTTAGAGTTGTGGAATTCCTCCGCGACAAGGACAATAAACATCAGCGGAAGTGGGGGTACCATTGAGGCTAGTGGATCTATTTCTGCAACTAGTGTAACGACTAGTAGTGGTGTCACTTCGTATGGTAGATCAATTTTTAGATATGTCAACGATGTTAGTCTTTCTGGTGTTAGTGGTTCTATTATTATTGGTGGTGACGGTAGTGGTAATCATATTGCTATTGATAATAATGAAATTATGGCTAAAGCTAATGGGACAACTGCTGCGACCCTGAATTTAAACGTTGATGGCGGTGATGTTGTTCTTGGAGGTAGACTTAAGGCTCAAGAGTCTACTGGTTACAGTACGAGTTGGAGTACTCAACAAATACAATCTATTGGTAGTGGCAATGCTGGTATTGCAATTCGTGCTGGGACTAATACAGGTACTGTTCAGCTTAGAGTGGGCTATAATTACCCAGTTTTATATGTAAGAAATCATGATGATTCGGCTAATGCACCTATTCAGGCTGGTAATATTAATGTAGAACAAATTACTAGCACAACTACTTATAATACTCCCAACGGAACAAGTGGTCGAAATGTTTTTGTGCTCTCAAGTGGGGTTTTTGGATACTATTCATCTTCAATAAAAACAAAAAAGAATATTGAACCAATTCATTATGGATTGTCTGATGTTATGGCAATTAATCCAGTTTCATTTGAATATATTAAGAATGAAGGGGAGCGTCATATTGGTATGATTGAGGAAGAATTGAGAGAAATTGTCCCTGAGGCTTGCGTCTACGACGAGGATGACCCAGATTTTATTTCATCAATTAATTATTCTCACTTGACTTCTGTGTTAATTAAAGCAATTCAAGATCTTAAGAATGAAGTTGATGAGTTAAGAAGTGAAATTTCTAACTTTTCTAATTAACTTTTATCATATAAAATAGTTATATGAATAAGCTTAAGTCTATAATCACCCGCATAATTGCTGTTTTTGCTGCGTCTGCTTTGAGCGTTATTGGTGCTGGCGCTATTGCTGGGATTGAGTTGTGGAAGGCGGCTATGATGGCTGGTATTGGTGGTATGGCTACTGTGGTTGAGGCACTGGCCAGAGCCTATATGGATGATGGTGTTTTGGATGAAGATGAAATAAATGCTGCTTTCCATAAGGTTGATAAAAAAGCGGCTTCTGAATAATTCCTAGTGTATAATAGTAGATAGTATGGCTTACGAAAACTATAGGTTTATTTCTTGGGCAAGCGGAACACCCATCACTGGTGCTCGCCTAGCTCAAATGTCCACTAATATTGAGCAAGTTAAACTTGCTACGGATGATCGCCCTCAGGGTATTATTAAGTATTCAAAACTGGCTTCTGCTGGGTCTTATTCTGCTGGCGACGTTGCTAGAAATACTCTTGTCAATCTTCGTGATGACACACCTTCTGGTCAGGACAATCGTGTAAGTGCAGATGCTAATCGGTATGTTCGCTTGATGGTCACTTTCCCTGGTATCAAGATTAGTGCTAGGGGTGCTGAGGACACAAGGTATGAATTGAGCATTTATGAAGGGCTTGATACTGACCCCTCTCCTACAGAAGTTGCTAAGTATTACCTTAACCCTCATTTGTATGCTTTTTATGATGTTGCCACGAATGGTGCATCAACAACCACTATTGATGTTAGAAGCGGTGGTAATGATGTTTATTTTGGTGCAGGCAGCTATTCTACTGTTATGGATACAAGCACAACTGGTTGGACTAATAAAAACTTTTTTGCAAGCATTAAGCGTATCGCTAATTCTGACATGACTAACTCGCCAGGTTATACTGTAATGTCTTCTTCTGGTTCGCCTTTGGAGTTTTATGCTGAGGATATTGGAGGCACCTCTTAATAGTGAGCCTCGCTTCTCAGCGTAAAGACATTGATTGGGTTGCTGCAAACAACTCTGGTAAGGATAACCATAATTACTCTGGTGGTAAGTACATAGATAATAAAGGTTACGTTAAAGTGTTAAACCCTTCTCATCCAAAAAACATTAAGGGTTATGTGTATGAGCATAGGGTTGTTCTTGAAAACTATCTTGGTCGCTTCCTAGAGAATTGGGAGACTGTTCATCACATTAATGAAATCAAGACGGATAATCGAGTCGAGAATCTTTTCTTGTGTACAGTTAAAGAACACAGCGCTATTCACAGAGAGGGTAAGCGTATTTCTATTGATCAGAAGAATAAGGCAAGGGAGGTTGTCAGGAAGACAAAGCCCCACTTGCATAAGCGTCAGAAGTCCTTGAGAGCACCTCGGGAAAAATTTTCCTAATCAGACACATCGCCTCTGCTGTTCTGGTAGCATTGCTATAATCCCATTAACCAGTGAGGTTTTATGAAAGTATGTGGAGCAGAAGGGTGTAACCTTGAGTTCACTCCTAACTCGTCTAACCAGAAATATGCAGATTCGACTTGTCGCAAGACTTTAGATAGTCTTGGGGTTTGTAGATATCGTAAAGAGAATGGATTGGTAGAAATGCCTGTAGATATTACATCTGGTGAAACTCCAGATTCAGATGCAGAATTACGCATCGCTTACGCTAGACTCCAGAAGGAGTACGATAAAGTTAAGAACAAAAAAGATGATCTTGTTGATGCTGTGTATCGTGCTACTTTGGAACTTGACACAACTGTCAAGGCACCAAAGGTAAAGGTTCCCCCTAAGGATAAGCGTAAAGGTAAGACTGAAGAGGTTGCAGTTGCTGTTATTGCTGACTGGCAACTTGCTAAGGTTACTCCTGATTACAACTCAGAGGTCTGTGAGCAGCGTATTGAGCAGTATGCTCAGAAGATTATTGATTTGACTGAGATTCAGCGTGCAGATCATCCTGTAAAGAAGCTGCATGTGTGGGCTTTGGGTGATATTGTTGAAGGTGAGTTAATCTTTCCAGGTCAGTCGTTTTTGATTGATGGAGGTTTGTATCGTCAGGTTACTGTTGATGGCCCTCGTATTCTTAAGAATTTTTTAACTAAGATGCTTGAGAATTTTGATGAGGTTCATTTTACCGGTGTTATTGGTAATCATGGGGCTATTGGTGGCAGGGGTCGTAGAGATCATGATCCTGAGACCAATGCTGACAGAATGCTGTATCGTGTAGTACAATGGATGTTTGAGAAGGAAAAACGTATAACTTTTGATATTCCTGATGGCAGGGGTGAAAAGCACTGGTTTGCTGTGCCTCAAATCGGTAATTACAAGAGTTTGCTTTGCCACGGTGATCAATTCAATGGTTTATCTTCATTCTATTCGTTCCAGAAAAAGGTGTATGGATGGAAGGTTGGTGCTCTTGGAGAAGACTTTGATGATGTCTATCTTGGTCACTGGCACACTCCAACAAAGATGACGTTTAATACAATTCAGGTTAGAGTGTCAGGCAGTCCTGAATCTACAAACACTTATGCTATGGAAAGTCTTGCTGCTATTGGGCGACCTTCTCAGCCTTTGATGTTTGTTCACCCTGACAAGGGTATAGTCACAGCGGAATATAACTGCTGGTTAGACTAAGGAGGAAATAATGATTACATTATCAGATGCAAACAAGAAGATGATCGCATCTTATGGGCGTAGCGTTATCGGCGCTGCTCTCGCTACTTACACGGCTACTAATGACTGGAAGATGGCTCTCAACTCGCTTTGGGCGGCTCTTATTCCTGTTGCTATGCGCTTTCTTAATCCCGGAGACAATGCCTTCGGTAAGAATGCTGATGCCTGATAGGTAAAAATTCAATACTACGCCCCTTCACACAGAAAGAATGATAAAATATTCATATGGATATTAAAAGCAAAGTCCGTTTGAACTGCGTCAAGTGTGGAGGGGCTAAGTATTCTGATGATCCGTACCTCCTCAACGGTGTTATGCACACAGATGTGATATGTCTTATGTGTGGTGACTTGAAAAGCATTGAACTTGATCGCTTTAATAAGATGGTAGTTCAGTTAAATAAAGGTTTGGGTCGCAAGTAGTGCTTTCAGATAAGATTATTCAAAACAAAATTTATTTGTACAAAAACGAATACTATAAGGTGAAAAAGATTCTTCGTCAGAAGCAGTATGTCGTAATTCAGAGCATGAAAGATGGCGAGGAGATTGAGATGCCTCTTGTCGGCTCAGAAATTTTGCTGTCTAGAGCATATACGATTGGTGAAGTTGCTAAGATCGTTGAGCGCAGACCTGATACAATTAGAAAGTACGAGAGGGATGGTTTGATTCCTAAGCCTCATCCGATAGGCGCAGAGTACCCATCTTATTCAAATTGGAGAATCTACAAAAGTTCTGACATATATGAGATCGTTGAGTTTTTCTCAAACAGGACGCCAGGTCGTCCAGTTAAGCAAGCCGCAGGAAATAAACTTGTGGAAAACAAGGTAAAGCAATTAAACCAAAAGGTAAAATTAGTAAGTAGAGGTAATGCAAGTGCAAGAAGTTGAAATTTGGGCATCAATTGGTATCACAAAGAATCTTGGTAATTATGAGTCTTTGAGACTTGATGCTGGTGCAAGAGTAAAGGCTTCGTCTGAAAATGACGAGCAGGCTTGGGCTGAACTGTGGAAGGCTGTTGATGAACAGATTGAGTCTAAGCTTCGGGAGCTAGATAGCGAGAATGAAGGCTGAATGGCAATCCCTAGCAAAATGCAAAAGGGACGATCATCCATCTAGATGGTTGTCCTCTAATATAGACCATATTAATTATGCAAAAGATGTTTGTAGGTCGTGTCAGGTCAGAATTGAATGTCTGTACTCAGCGATTTACGACAAGGAAGAATTTGTAGGTGTAAATGGTGGAATGTCAGAGATTGAGTATCTGCTTAGAACTTGGGAGCCGGTAGGAGATAATGAAGAAACTAACTGGAGAAAGTCTGATAAACTTATTCAAGACCTATTCAGAGAAATCGCATAAACTTTTTATTCCAGATTCCCCACGACAAGAGCAAGTTGCTGATAGTCTTGCTAAGCATTACGACGGGGAACTCTTAGAAAAGGCGGTTAAGTGGTACATTGAGAATAGGACAGGTCCATTTCTTGTATTCGAGTTTGCAGTTGAATCTAGAGAGATGGTCGAAAAGGTTAAGTATGAGAACGAGGCTAAGTCTCGCTTTCAGGATATCGTAGAAGAAACACGCAAGAGAATGGAAAATTCTTGAACTACGAAATAAAGTTGCTCAATTCAATTATTGAGACAAACGATTATGTTGACGCTGTAAATAGCGGTGTTGAGAATGTATTTATTGAGTACAGAGATGTATGGAATTTTGTTGTCGCTCACTATGACGATCATGGCAAGGTTCCATCTAAGGATACTGTAAAGTCTCACTTCTCTGACTTTGAGTTCTTCAACACCCCCGAACCTCTTGCTTACTATGTTGATGAAGCGAAGAAAGAATCTCTTTCTTTTCAGACTCGTCAGATAGTGGCAAAGGCTCACTCTCTTATCGGAGAGGTAGGGCCGAAAGATGCTTTGTCATATTTGATGGAGCAGACAAGCAAACTCTATAAGTACTCTAGTTCACTCAAAGATACCGATTTGGTATCAGAATGGCGTGATCGTTACGAGGATCTTAAAGAGCGTTCACTGAACCCTGACAAGCACACTGTTGGTATCCCTAGCGGTGTTGATGTCATTGATAAGACGTTTGGTGGATGGCAGGCCGGAGACTTTATTGTCTTGCTGGGCTGGACTGGTGTTGGTAAGTCATTCATTGCACGACTGTTTGCAGTCAATGCTTGGAAGGCTGGCTATCGACCTATGATTATCTCTCTTGAGATGAATAAGAAGCAGGAGGGGCAAAGGCTTGATACTCTTCTTAATAACGGTGAAGGCCATTTTACCAACACAGACTTGATCAAAGCTAATCCTGACATTGTTGATGGATATGAATCTTGGGCTGAGGGTACGTTCGAAGGTAAGCAACCAATCTATTTGATCACATCAGAAGGTTTGGAGACTGCTGACCAGAACATGGTTCAGGCTAAGATTGATCAGTACCAGCCTGACATGGTTATTCTTGACTATCATGGTTTGTTCGATGACGCTACTGGCGCTCGTAATGAAACCGAGAAGGCTAAGAACTTGTCAAAGGCTTTTAAAAGAATTGCTGTGAAGAACAATGTGCCTATTATTGACGTAGCAGCAGTGACTATGGCGGAAGGTCATGGGGATAGACCACCTGAACTTGAAGAAGTTGCATGGTCGAAGCAGTTAGCATATGACGCTGACTTGGTTCTTGCTATTCATCGTGAGTTCAACTCTGATCTCTTCCAAGTGGTTTCTAGGAAGGTTCGTAGAGCAACTCATTTTGGGTTCTATTTAAGGTGGAATTTGGAAACAGGAAAGTGGGCAGAGGAATGGGACGTAGGGTAATGGATAAGCCCTTCTACACATTGGACGGTGCTGCTGCTGATATTGAAACTATCATCAGACTTCGTTCATGGATGGAAGATGAGGTGAAGAAGAAGCAAGGTGGGTTTAAGTCCACCTCTTTGATTACTGATTACGACGAAGAGACTGAAACTTTTGAATTCAAACTTCACTTCCACAGGTAACATACAAAAAGCGGTTCTTGAACTTTTAGATAGTCAAGGTGTAGAGGTACATACTCAGTCTGGTACTGAGGTTGCAATCTACTGTCCGTTTCACGACAATGTTCACAGCCCTGCCTGTTACATAAATACTAAGACAGGCTTGTGGCAGTGTTTTAATCCTTCATGTGGTAAGAAGGGCAACTTCAGACAGTTGTACAAACACATGACTGGTAAAACATATGGTCGTGAGTGGATACTTGATCCTGTTAATTTGCAGAGAGAACTTGATCTAGCTCTTGTCATAAAAGATGGTACTGAAGAGTTGTCTACTGATTCGGTCCAGGTTGATTACGAATCTGGTGAGGTTGATAACGTTCAGACTCTTGTCGATAGGGGGTACGATTTAGATATCCTTGAGTATTTTGAGATTGGTATTCAAAAGTTAAAGACCGTGTTGTAATTCCTGTCCGTGACCCCCAGTATAAACTGGTTGGTTTGATTGGTCGTGCTATACATGACTGGCAAGAACCTAGATATCTATATAATAAAGGTTTCAAGCGGGCAGACGTTCTATTCAACATCCAAAACGCTAAGCAATATGATAGCGTAATTATATGTGAAGGCAGTTTGGATGCTATCAAGGTTGCTCAGGCTGGCTTCAGGAATGTTGTGGCTACTCTGGGTGCTAAGGTGTCTCCGAATCAGGTCAGAATGATCAAAAAATATTTTGATGCGATCACGGTATTTTCTGACAATGATGACGCTGGTGCGGAGATGAGGCGTGCTATAATTGACGAGTGTCGTGGTAAGGAGATTTATACCGTTGCTATACCTGACGGTCTTAAAGATCCCGGCGACATGACAGACATACAAATTAAGCAAGCCATTACAAGCAAGCAATTAAACATAGGAGATTAAATTACATGTCATTTTCAAGCATTAAAACACTAAAAGATATTGAGAACAGTATTCCGCAGAAGTCAGGCGGTTCTGGAGGTGCGAAGAAGTTTTTCAACCTTCAGTCAGGCGATACTTACAAGGTTCGTTTCCGTCAAGAACTTACTGAGGATTCTAAGCATTACGAAGAAGAAGTGGGAACCGGCATTATTGTTCCGGTTGTGACTTCACCCATTAACTGGAAGTGGCGCTGTGCATCTACAGCGTCAATGGCGGAGCATGGCTACCGCTGTTGGGCGACTGAGCAGGTTGCTCAGGATGGGCGTTGGAAGCCGAAGCCTCACCTTCTCATTAATATTGCGGTTGAGATTGATGGTACATGGGAACCTCGTATCCTTGATACCACTTTCAACCAGCGTCACATCGGTCTTATGCTGATGGAGTACGCTAAAGAGTTTGGTTCGATTATGGATCAGACATTTAAGTACAGCCGTACTGGTTCAGGTGCTCAGGACACTAATTATAGCCTGATTCCTCTTGGAACTAGTGAGGCTGATGCTTCCATTGCTGGTCTTACTATGCACCAGTTGGACAACGTGTACATGGTACTCGGATACGATAAGCAGAAGCAGTATCTGACTACTGGTGAATTGACTAACGACGGTTGGTGATTTCGACGGTGCGATTGTTGGGCTACGTGGGGGGAGCAATCCCCCCACACCCAACGGAAAGGTTGTCTTGTGGGTAAGACTATTTGTTTGGATCTTGATGGGGTCGTTGCAGATCTCGTTGGCTCGATCAATAAAGAACTAGATGTTCGTGGGATGTCTGGGTTTGATTATTCTGATTGGGTTATTTCTCCGTATGAGGATGATTTGACTCGGGAGATTTTTGGTTCTCGGGTGTTTTGGAGAAATTTGAAGCCTTTTGTTGATTCGTGGTATGCGGTTAATGATTGGTGGGCGTTGGGTCATGATGTATTTTTTGTGACTGCTAGGTATTCTGATGCGGCTATTCGTTGGGCGAGGCCGTGGTTGGATATGTGGAATTTTCAGTATTCTGATTTGTTTTTTGCTGAGATGGGCGATAAGTCTGGCTTGGTGCAGATGTTGAAGGCTGATGTGATGGTTGAGGATAATCCTCATGAGGTTGGGTTGTTGAGGGAGGCTGGTGTTGATGCGTATTTGATGCGGGCTTGGTATAATTCGGAGTTTTGGGAGGAGTTCCCTTCTGTGGGTTCTTTGTTGGAGGTGTTAGTGTGAAGTTTGGTTCTTTGTTTGCTGGGGTCGGTGGTTTTGATCTTGGTTTTGAGGCTGCTGGTGGTGTGTGTTGCTGGCAGGTTGAGTGGGATAAGCATTGTCAGCAGGTGTTGGGTTTTCGCTGGCCGACTGTGCCAAAGTTTGAGGATGTGCGTGATGTGTCTGGCTATGATTTGGAGCCGGTTGATGTTATTACGTATGGGTTTCCTTGTCAGGATCTGAGTGTTGCTGGCAAGCAGGCTGGTTTAGATGGCGACCGGTCTGGTTTGTTTTTTGAAGCCATTCGTATTATTAAGGAGATGAGAGATGCAACAGATGGACAATTTCCAAGAGTCGTTGTGGCCGAAAACGTCGCCGGACTGCTCAGTGCCGACGGAGGCGATGCAATGGGGAGATGCCTTGACACGCTGGCCGAAGCAGGGGCGTTGGTCAGCGAGTGGTGTATGTTGGACTCACAGTGGTTCGGAGTTCCCCAGAGAAGAAGGCGCGTGTTCCTTGCCTCTGTCTTCGATTCTTCAGTTGCCGGAAGATGTCCCGACGAAATTTTCCCTCTCTGCGAAGGCGGCTCAGGGGATTTTGAACAGAGCGTCAAGGAGGGGCAAAGAGTTGCCGGTGGAGTTGAGGATGGCGTTGGAGTCGGTCGTTCGTTCAGAATGCTAGGTTTTGGTCATTATGCTGATGATGATTCTGCGTCTACGTTGAAGGCTAGGGATTATAAGGATGCTACTGATCTTGTTGTGATGCCTATTTCTGGTAAGGTGATTGGTCGTAAGGATTCTAATACGGGTAATGGTCGGGGTTATGGTTTTGATGGTGATCCGATGTTTACTTTGACTACGGTTGATCATCATGCTGTTGCTGTTGTTCCTTTTGTGAAGTCTAGGAGGGCACAGAATAAGGATGATTTTGAGACTTGGGTTGAGGGTGGTCCTGCGCCTACGTTGAATCAGTTTGATATGGGTGATATTCGTTCTACTGTGACGGTGTTGTCTGGTGATGCTGGTTCGTTGGGTGTGAGGAGGCTTACTCCGTTGGAGTGTGAGCGTTTGATGGGGTGGCCTGATGAACATACGTTGTATCGTTCTGATGGTAAGGTGACTTCTGATTCTCAGCGTTTTAAGATGTGTGGTAATGGTGTTGTGGCTCCTGTTGCTCAGTGGGTTGCTAAACAGATTGGGGCGTTGTTGTGACGGATTTTGTGCATTTGCATTGTCATAGTGAGTATTCACTTCTTGATGGGATGTCTCGTCCTGAGGATATTGCTCGTATTGCGTCGTCTAATGGTCAGTTTGCGGCTGCTATTACTGATCATGGGACGATGGGTGGTGTGTTGAAGTTTCAGGATGCTTGCGATAAGTCTGGTGTTCGACCTTTGTTCGGTATTGAGGCTTATTTTGTTCCTTCTGTTGAGTCTGATTCTGATTCAAAGCATGAGCGTTTTCATTTGATTCTTTTAGCGAAGAATAATGAGGGTTTGCAAAAGCTTTTTGAGGCTAATCGTGTTGGTTGGAAGGACAATTTTTATTATAAGCCTCGTATGGATTTTGATCTTCTCGAGGATCTTGTTGATGATGATGTGATTGCTTTGTCTGGTTGTATGGGTGGGGCGATTTCTAAGGCTTTGGAGCGTGGTGATCAGGCTGAAGCTGAGATGTTGTCGGAGAGGTTTGTCAAGATTTTTGGTGATGATTTCTATTATGAGGTGCAGGCTTGGAATCCTCAGTCGTTGAATGATGGGTTGATTGATTTAGCGTCGTCGTTTAATAAGAAGGTTGTTGCTACTGCTGATTGCCACTTTCCTTCTGCTCATGATGCTCATGATGAAGAGGTTCTTCTTATGGTGTCGCAGTATCCGTCGTTGAATGCTGGTCAGGTTCGTCATGCTAAGGAGAATCTTGCTGGTGGGGGTAATGTGACGGATAAGATGAATCGTATGTATCCTGATCGTTTTCTCAGGTTTGATCATATTAATCCTTATGTTGCTCCTGCTGAAGAAGTGTTGTCTTGGTTCGCAGATAAAGGTTATGATGAGCCGTTGTATCTTGAAAACACGGTTGAGGTTGCTGAGAAGTGTTCTGCTCGTATTGAGAAACGTAAGAATCTTTTGCCGAAGTATATGAAGGCTTTGGATTCAGATGATTATTTGCGTGAGTTGTGTTTGACTGCTTTGTCTGACAAATCGATTGATACTGATGTGTATCGCAATCGTCTTGATGAGGAACTTGCTGTCATTTCTAAACTTGGTTTCTCAGACTATTTTTTGATGACTTGGGACTTGGTGAAGTGGTGTGATCGTAATGATGTTGGTCGTGGAACTGGTCGTGGTTCTGTCGGTGGGTCTTTGATTGCGTATTTGCTTGATATTTCTAAGGTTGATCCTATTGAGTATGGTTTGTTGTTTGCTCGTTTCTTGAATCCTGATCGTAATGATTATCCTGATATTGATTTGGACTTTGAGGATAAGAAGCGTGAAGAGGTTAAGCAGTATCTTGCTGAGCGTTGGGGTTCTGAGAATGTTGCGGCTATTGCGACGTATGGTGTGTTTAAACCTAAGTCTGTGATTAAAGATGTCGCTAGGGTTTTTCAGGTTCCGTTTGATGAGACCAATAGTGTGACTCCGTTCTTTGAGACTTTGGAAGAGTTGCAGGCGACGGACAAGGGCAAGACGTTTATTAAGAAGTATCCTGATGTGTTGCCAGTTGCGAAGAAGTTGGAAGGCAGGATTCGTAATACTGGTATTCATGCGGCTGGTATGGTTGTTTCTTCTGTCCCATTGACCGATATTTGCCCCGTAGAGACTCGTAAAGGCACTTCTGGCGAGGGCAGAGCGGCTGTCACTTCTTTTGATATGGAGGACGCTGAGGCGGTCGGTTTGATCAAGGTTGATATTCTTGGTTTGAAGACTGTTTCTGTTATTAAGGATTGTATTTCTAAGATTAAGGAGATTCATGGTGTTGACGTTACTGATACGTCGCTTACTTTGGATGATCCTGCTGTGTTCCAAAACTTTAATGAGGGTAATACTGTGGGTGTGTTTCAGGCTGATGCAGCTGCTTACAGAAACCTTATTGATCGCATGGGTATTGATGATTTTAATGATCTGGTTGTTTCTAATGCGCTAGTTCGTCCAGGTGCGTTGCTTTCTCAGGGTCAGGCTTATATTGACTGCAAGAAGGGTGAGGCTCAACCTAAGTATCCTCATGAGGTTGTGAAACCTATTTTGGAAGAGACTTACGGTACTGTCATCTTTCAGGAGCAGTTGATGCAGATGGCTGTGTTGCTTGCTGGTTTTACTTGGTCTGAGGCTGACAAGCTTCGTAAGATTATTGGTAAGAAGCGTGATGCGGCTGGTTTTGATGAGTATAAGGAGAAGTTCTGTAGTAACGAGTATTTGACTCGTAAGCAGTCTGAGAAGATTTGGGCTGACTTTGAACTTGCGGCTTTGTACATGTTTAATAAGTCGCACGCTGTTGCTTATTCTATGTTGTCGTATCAGACGATGTGGTTGAAGATTAATTACCCTAAAGAGTTTGTGTGGTCAATGCTGTACAACGAGTCTGAAAAGGGTAAGATCACCGCTTATCTGATGGAGGCTACTCGACTTGGTATTAAGACTCTTCCTCCTGATGTAAATACGTCAGATGAGTATTTCACTATTGACTCTGAGGGTATTCGTTTTGGTTTGAGGAACGTTGCTGGCTGTGGTAATAGTGCGATTGATGAGATTACTAAGCATCGTCCTTACAATTCATACGACGAGTTTATGAACAAGTGTTCTAAGCGTCATGTGAAGGCTCCGCTTAGGGAAAGTTTGGAGAAGGTTGGTGCGTTCGTTTCTTTAGGTCATAATTCTGGCTATGATCACGAACGCTACTATCTTCCGATTCTAGGCTTTGCGGCTGGTCTTGCTGATAGCGATAACGAGATGGATGAACTTGTGGAGCCGATTGATGGCTTCCATGAGATTTACTCAGAGTTGCGGATGATTAAGGGTGTGGTTCGTTCTACTAAGAAGACACCGAAGTATCTGCGTGTTGAGATTGAGGATCAAACATCGTCTGTCAGCGTGTTCTGTGATCGCAATGCTGAGATTGCTAATCGTGATTTTATGTATTTCTTGATTGGTGACCGCACATTACATATGTTCTGTGACGCTTATGAGTACGCAGGTACTGACCTTTATGATCTGACTACGATCAGGAAGAAGGGTAAGGAACACGAATATAATTGGTTGTATGACACCGGCTTGGGTGACGCTTCGGATGAAAGAAGTTTGCTGTACATTTTTAGCACTAGGACATTTACTACTGCTAAGGGTAAGGATATGTGCAACTTTTATGCGTGGGATGGTCAGAAGATTATCAAGGTTGTTGTTTTCCCATTCTTGTACGCAAAAATGCGTCATATGTTGGGCAAGACAGGATGGCACGCTGCTAAACTTAAAGATGTAAAAGACTTAGAGGCAGCTGCTCGTCTGGACTCTTACACTCTGGACAACGAGAACTCCCTAATTACAATAGAAAACTATATTGAAAGAAAGAGGTTGGTCAAACCGTGACATTGGAACAGTATCAAGATATTTGGGTGAATGGTCAAGTCAAACAGCCTGGTATCCGTGATTGTGGATTGAGGTGGGAAATGATGAAACCTCAACTGGATAGATGGAAACGTCCGTTTACTGTTTTAGACTTTGGTGCAAATCTTGGTTATTATTCTTTGCGTCTTGTTGAGGAATACGATTGCACTGTGGTTGCTGTCGAAAGCATTTATACGGAATGGTTGAAGCAGGTTCTGGATGAGAACAAGCAGGACAGGATTATCTTGCTAGATAAGAAGTTTACTCTTCAGGATATTCAAGAGTTGTCTGAGGTTGAGCATTTTGACTTGGTGCTTGCTCTGTCAGTGATGCATCATGTTGAGGGTGGCTCATATGAAGAGATTTTGGAGGCTTTTAAATCTTTAGGTGATGTGATGATCTCTGAAATTGCTTTAGAAGGTCCAGCCTGTGGTCAAAATATTGTTAAGGATACTTATGTCCCGAAGAATGCAAAGGTGCTCGGCAAACCTAAATCTCATTTAGATGGCTCTGAGCGCATCTTGTTTGTCTCGGAGCATAGCAAGAGAAAAATTGCTAAGTCTTATATTGGTACACCTTTGCGTGACACTGCTTTGAATATTCATTCAGATTATTATCATAAAGAGTATGTGAAGTCCGGTAGTGTTAGGCAATGGTATCGTGGTATCAATCTGAAGACATGGATGGAGATGGGTGGGGTTCTTCCTTCTCCTGAGAAAATTGTTGAAATGTGTGAGAAGCAGAAACCTGACTTCATGAAAGGTGATATGATTCATGGAGACCTCGCCGTACACAATGTAATTTTGCAGGGTGATCAGGTTAAGTTTATTGACAGTCTTGATGTGAGAAGGCATGTTGAGATTGACGATGACTGGTTCGAAAAAATGGTTAACGAAATTCTAGATTCTAGGAGGTAATATGTTATTTATTGATAAGAGGAAGGGCGATCTTGTCCCTACTCATGAGATTATTCCTACACCCAGCATCGGTTTGAATCGTGCTTTGGGTGGAGGCTTGTACACAGGTGCTACACATTTGTTTTGGGGTACACCTTCTGTTGGTAAGACAACCATGTGCTTTAGGATTCTTGCTGAGGCGCAAAAGATGGGTTATCGACCAATCATTGTTGACTCCGAGTATTCGTACTCAGAAGAGTATGCGGCTAAGTGCGGTATCAATGTTGATGACGTTGTGCTGATTCAGTCTACTGTTGTTGAGGATATCCTTAGACACCTGATTGGTTATCTGAATCATCCTGATGAGAAGCACATCTTTTTGTTTGACAGTTTGTCCAATATTGTCAAGGAAGAGTTTTATGACAAGCCTGATGGCGGTAAGGCTATGGGTTTGCAGGCTCGTTCACAAGGCTACTTCTTGCAGAAGCTTGTCAACCATTTGCATAAGGAGCGGAACATCATGCTCTTTGTAGCACATCAAACGGTCGATCTTAGTGGTATGTACGCTGTGATGAAAGCAAAGATGGGTAATACGGTTCATCACAACATGCACAATATTATTAAGTTGTTCTTGTCAATGTCTCAAAAGGAGATGGAGCGTGAGGATCGTACCAATAAGATTATGAGTCAGCGTGCAACGTGGACTATTGAGAAAACAAAGCAGTTGCCTACGATTGGTACGCAAGGCTACTACTACGTTCTTCCGCAAGAGGGTCGCATTGATGTCAAGCGTGAGTTGATTGAGATGGCTGTTGAGAATGACATCATTCAACGTCGTGGTGCTTGGTATTCTTATGGCGATGAGAAGTGGAACGGTACTTCTAATATCGAGTTGACTGAAGATCAGGTCAATGAGATTTACAAGGAGTTGGTGAGTTGAAAAGAGATGAAGGTCAAGAAGCGAAAAGAGACAAGGCAAAGCCAGTTAAGAACTCTGGTAGAGGTTTTAGAAAAGGAGATGCTACTTTTCATCGTTTCCTTCTTGACTATAAGCACAATGGTAGTTCTTTCACTCTTAGTCGTTCTGCGTGGATAAAGCATCGCAAAGATGCTTGGAGAAGTCAATACAGATATCCTTGCATTTCTGTTGTATTAGGCGAAGATTCTGATACTAAAGTTGCTATAATTGATTGGGAAGTATTTAAGGAGTTGATCCGTGACTCAGATTACGAATGAGGAACTGTATGAAACGGGTTTTTATTATGTTGTTGGTGTGCTCAGTATGATGCCATACTACGAGGACATCCCTGAAGAAGAACTTGTATACGGTTTCCTTCAACGTGCTGAGGATATCATCCTTGAACGTCGAAGTAATTATGAGGAAGATTGAGAAGCACGGTATTTTAGGATGGCTTATGACGGCTCTTGTGGTTATTATATATGACTACTGGGCGCTATCTAGCAAGCATCAAACGATGTCTACTGCTTTTAAGAATGGTCTTTTTAGGAAGAGCACCTCTTTTCCCACATTCATCGGGTGGGCTGTGCTAACATGGCATTTGTTCCACCCCCCGTCACTACGGAAGACAGATTTGTTTTCTATTATCCTAGACAGGAAACATAATTGAGTAATTTTTATATAGACATAGATACAGTCACCAATATGATGGGTGACCATGCTGAAGAGTTTATTGAATGCATGAAGATTGTCGAAGACATTATCCAGAGACCTGATCATTATGTTGGTGGTCAGGCTATCCGATACGCTAATCAACTTGCTGCTTTTAGAACAATGATGATTGTTAAGTCGCAAATGTTTAAGCGCAAGTCCCAACTTATGGACAATGAAGATAAGTTTGTTAATGATATTTGGAAAACAATGTATGAAGCTTTGGGTGAGAACATCAATGTTCTTAAACTGTCGGCTAGGAATGGAGCACAATGAAATCGTTAAAGGCATTGAAATCGGAACCTCAGGAGAAAGAGGCTATTGTTGAGAGTGAGCCTTTGACTGGTTCTCAACTTGAGGATATGTTCTGCGAGGCAGTAGATGTTCATATCGCTAAGCGTAATGAGCCTATCTATAAGAAGGTTGATTACTTTAGACCAAGTTCTACGAATCAGTGTGCTAGGTATTGGTATTACATGTTTGAAGGTGTGACGTATACACCTTCTTTCTCACCTCAGACATATCGTATCTTTGATAATGGACATGCTGTGCATGATAGGTTGTATTCTTATCTGCGCGAGATGGGCATTCTTGTTGCAGAAGAGTTGCCGGTGAGCAACGATGATCCACCTATTCAGGGTACTGCTGATGGAATTATTGATCTTGATGGTCATAAACTTATTGAACTGAAGTCTATTTCTACGGAGGGGTTTCAGTATAGGCAGTTGTCTCATAAGCCTTCTGATGATCATGTTCGTCAGGCTAATTTGTACATGCATTGTTTGAATTTAGATAGCGGTTTTGTTATTTATGAGAATAAAAACAATCAACAAATTTTACCTATCTATATCGAGCGTGACGACGTATTTCTTGATAAACTATTTAAGAAGTATCGTAAGATCTATAAGGCTGTTGAAGACAACGAAAAACCAAAGCGGCCATATAAGCGTACTTCGAAGCACTGTGCTAGATGCGATCTAGCGGAATTGTGCTGGTCGGAGAAAGAAAATATTGAAGAGGAGTACGAGCCGTTTTGATCCTATCAGGTGCAAAAATCCGGAATGTAGAGAGGAATTTCTTCCAAAAACGTACAATGCGGTGTTTTGCTCCCCTGATTGCAGACGAATTGTTACCAACAAGAGGCTGCTTGAAAACTATTACAAGAAAAAGGAGAATAAAAACAAAAAGCGTGTATGCGCTACTTCTTCTTGTAGCACCATCCTTTCTTCTTACAATAAAGAAGATATATGTGAAGCTTGTAAAAGAGAGAGATACATAAAAAGGCTTGTGTCTTGGGGCTGGGATGAAAAGGAGCTTCGAGATGAGTATAAGTAAATTAGTGTCTGCTGCTAAGGCAACTAGGCTAATTGCTATAGATCCCTCTTCTCACTCTCTAGCCTGGTGTGTTGTTGATCTTGATAGGAATAAGTTTAGTGTTGCTGGTACTGGAAAAATTGATTTTAAAGACAGCAAAGAGATTGATAACAAGTTTCGTGCAATTAGGAAAGGTATTCAAGATGTATGGGAAGATTACCAGTTTAAGGATGGCGTAATTGAGCAGTCGGTTTATATTCAGAACTTTCAGTCAAGTCGGATTATCTCTTATATTATTGGATATTCATGGGGAACGCTAGATGAATATTGTTATAGCATGTGCGATTGCAATCCTCTTATCTGGAAGAATCGGATTGGATACAAAAATGTATCAAAGGCTGATAAGAAAGCCATTGAGGATAAGTACGGTTCGAAGGGTATTCAGAAAAGACTGACTCAGGAGCGCAAAGATCGTGTTAAGAAAATTATTGATAAACAAGTCGGTTTTAGTACGGAAGACGAAGACATAAACGACGCAATCGGTATTGCTCTATGGTATTATATTGATCATGGCTTCGGAACCCTACAAAGATAAACAGTGGTTGTACGAGCATTATGTCAAAAAGAGGATGAATCTTAGTGACATTTGTAAAAGGCTGAAGGACGGCTACAACATTGAAGTCACTCCTCAGGCTGTGTACAACTGGGTTAAGAAGTACGATCTTTTGAAGTACCGAGGCAAGGGTAGAAACCTATCAAGTACTAGTATGCGCAGACCTAAGTCGCCTATGCAGCAGGCTGTCGAAAGAAAGCGTAGAGAAATGCGTAAAGCTAATAATATGAAAAAGAAAGGAATGGGGCGTTGAGAAGATCTGTAACTGGTAAGGACATTACAACTTTTGCAAAACTGGATATGATTTACAATCAGGTCCGTATGCTAGAGGCTCAACAAAACGAGACAGAGTACAAGTGTCTTGGTTCTGGCAAGTGTTGTACTATTGGGTTGACTATTCATATGGGTGAGTGTGCAAATATTGCTTTCCGTCTTCGTCAGGAGTATTACCTTTACTTGGAAGATAAGGGTCGTGAGTTTGCTGATGAGTGGATGGATGGGGTTATTGAGTCCCTCAAGGAAGCAATGTTTGATGAGACATGGCAGATTGGTGGTGAAACCGAAAAGAAGTGCGCTTTCTGGAAAGGCGGTTGCACTATTTACGGTTATAGACCAATGATTTGTCGAACTGTTGGAACGATTACAACGGTTGATGATTTCTGCCCTAGATTGAGAAATGCTAATGGTAGCATTGATTACTATACTGGTCCAGCGGTTAAGAAGATTGTTCAGTCCTTTCAGGATCTTCTTAAAGAATATGCGGCTGGCAAAAATGAGGGGTATGACATGGTTGTGTACATGCCTCTCGGTGTTCTTTCTTTCCTTTTGACTGTTGAGGAATTGCAAGAACTGGAGCGGGTGACGGATAAGAAGTTCTGGGCGGCTGTAGATGGTTGGGTTAATTACAGAGTTCAGTACACGAAAGAGCATGGATATAATTATGATGAACTTCATACCCAAGCTGTTTCTATTGGTAAAAAATTAGTTTTTGATAGAGAAATAATCTAAAGAAAAATTTACAAACTCCTGAAAACGGAGAAAATATCAGATAGGATTTCCATGCTGAACTTTTACACCTTCAAGGACAGAAGGGAGGGGGATGAAAATCAAACGTGTTGAGGAGTCTTTGGAAAAGATTTCTGAACTAGGTGAATACACCTTGTATAAGGTTAACAATGATGACGAACCGATTGTTTTGGAGAGCACTGTCAAAGAGTAAGGCTGACGGATACGGTTACGCATCATATAGGATTTCCTCTGGTCTTAGACACGCCGGTCTACCTGTGTCTGAGCCAGAGGATTTTCTTATTTCAGACAGAAGCAAAGAGTTTGACATTTTTGTTTCTATGCAGGATGGTTTAGTGCTTGAACCAAGAATGCCAGTCCAACAGGGTGATGTCCTTGTTAATAACTGCTTGCCCGTAGATTTTAAGCTTGCTGATTGTTACAATGTTGGTTTTTCTTATTGGGAAACCACAAAGATGCCGGGGTCTTGGATTCCTAGGTTGAATGAGTGTGATGAGATTTGGACTACTTCGAAGTGGGCTGGTGATGTCTTTAAAGAAAATACCGGACATGAGAATGTTCATTCTTTTAAGTTAGGAATTGAATCTGATTTGTTTTGGTCAAACTCTTGGATTCCTGATGAGCCTTTTACGTTTCTTCATGTTGGTAGTCCGTCAACTAGGAAGAACACCCAGATGGCTGTAGATGCTTTTATGAGGACGTATGGGCATCGGAAGGACTTTCGGTTGATTGTTAAGTCTATGGGGCCTCCTGATGCCCGCATACGGGATTCTGGAATGAATCACGGTGCGATCACTAATCATGACAGGATTCAGGTTATTGATTGGGAATTGTCTGAGCCTGATCTTGCTGACTTGTATAGGTCTGCTCATTGTCTTTTGTACCCTACTATGGGGGAGGGTTGGGGGATGATTCCTTTTGATGCTATTGCTTGTGGAACCCCTACTATTTGCACTAATGCTACTGCTTGTACCGAGTATGCAGAGTTGTCTGTGCCTTTGGATTTTGAGTGGTCTAATGAAGGAATGAGCGGTATCTACGAGACTGGTGGTAAATGGGCTAAACCTAGTATGGATGATCTTGTTGACAAGATGCATTACGTTGTTGATAATTATGAAGAAGTTAAGCAACATACATTGGAAGGTGCTATAATTATTCATAAGGATTATTCTTGGCATAATGTTGTCCAAGAATATAAGGATCGTATATGGAAAATATTGAGAGATCAGTCTCAGGCGGTATAGTCGAAAAAATAAAAGATATTGAAAAAGTTGGAATCCTTCATATCAAAGGTTATTCCAATCATGAGATTGCTTCCCTAATGTCTTTGGGTGTTGGTGAAGTCAAGTCTTACATTGACGAATACAAGAACGTCATTGCTAAGCAGGCGGACAATGATCCGTACTTCTTGGAAAGAATTCAGTTCAATACCATCAAGGCTTTGAATGAGTTCGATGAGTTGACAAAAGAGGCTTGGGAAACTGTGTCTATTGCAACTGATCATGGTATGGTTCAGCACAGAATTGCTGCTTTGAAACTTGCTTCTGATTTAGCGACAAAGAAGGCGCAGCTTCATAAGTTGATGACTACGGGATCTTCTGCTGACGGTGAATATATTCAGAGAATGCAGAAAGCTGAAAATGTTAATCAGATTCTTTCAAGAATCTTGAGAGATGTTATCTCTAAGCATCCTGAAATTGCCGATGAGGTTAGAAACGAGTTGTCTCTGGCTTTTGAACTTATGGGTCAAGAAGATGAGTTCCCTGACAGGACAGTCATGGATGCTCAGCCGATTGATGAGGAAACGCGCCCATAAAGGTGAATAAAGGCAAAACGGAGAAAGTATGAGTGATTTCTTTGGTGTAAACCTAAACTTTGAAGATTTTGATAAACTGCTGTCTCAAGAAGAACTTGAGATGGAACCGGTATCTATACAGACGTTCGTGCAAGACAAGAAGTATTTGGGTTTGCCTCCTCTGTCAGATATTCAGTTGGAAATTGTCCGTCACAGTACACAAATTTTTAAGAAACATACTCTTCAGAAAATGATAGGAATGGAAGAGGGTGAAGCGTATTACAATAAGTATACAGACAATGAAGTGATCTGTATGCTTGGAAAGGGTTCAGGAAAGGATCACTGCGCTAGGATTTCAATTGCTTATACTGCATACTTAATGCATTGCCTCAGAGATCCTTTAACTTATTTTGGTAAGGCTAATGGTGTTTACATCGACTTGCTGAATCTAGCTGTGAATGCTCAACAGGCTCAGCGTGTGTTTTTTGAGCCTTTAAAGAATTTGCTTTTGTCTTCGCCGTTCTTTAATGAAGTTGGTTTTGAACCTAGAGTTTCGGAAATCTTTTTCTTTTCTCGTCCAGTTCGATGCTTCTCTGGTCACTCTGAAAGTGAAGGTTGGGAGGGGTACGAAGTGATGACAGTTATTCTTGACGAAATTGCTGCGTTTAAAACCGATGCCGAACTTAAGGGAGAAACTAGGTCAAAAGGCTCTGCTTCTGCTATTTACAATATGAGCAAGTTGTCTGTGATGTCTCGTTTCCCAGAAGTAGGTAAGGTGATTCTGCTTTCATTCCCTAGATATAAGGGTGACTTTATTGAAACAAGATTTACTGATGCTAATGAAAAAACCGAGCCTAAGACTTGGACTATCAAAGCTGCTACTTGGGAAGTCAATCCAACAATTGAAAGAGAGCAGTTGGAATCTGAATATATTAGAAATCCTATTGAGGCAAAGATGCGTTTTGAGTGTGAACCACCAAACATGATTGATGCTTACTTTAGAGATCCTGATTTAGTAAGGAAAGCTTTTCATTATTCAGATGATCCTGTCAATGAGGATGACGGTACGTTTAAACCTTGGTTTAACAATAAGGATGGGAAAACCAGGTTCATTCATGTTGACCTTGCATTGAAACGAGACAGAGCGGCTCTGTGTATGGTCTCTAGTGGTGGGTTCAAAGAAATCCAAACCTCAATGGGTGTTGAGAATCTTCCTGTAGTGAATATGGATTTGATTTATTCTTGGGAGGCAAGTGTTGGTAATGAAATCAACTTTGCCGCTGTGCGTCAGATGATCGTTGATTTGTGTAGGAAGTTTCAGGTTGGTCTTGTCACATTTGACCGCTGGCAGTCTGTAGAAATGATTCAGTCTTTGAGAGCACAGGGTATTAATGCTGACTTTCACAGCGTGAAGAAGTCTGATTATGATACACTATTGACTGCGATATACGATACAAGAATTCGTGGATACTGGAACGAGCTTTTGGTTGAAGAAGAACTTTTGAAATTGAAGTTGTTTGGAAACAACAAGATCGATCACCCATCTACGGGTTCAAAAGACTTAGCGGATGCGCTTGCTGGCGCAGTTGCTGGTTGTATAAAAAATATTGGGATGGATCAAGAAATTGATATTGAATTGATGTATCCTAAAGCAGACTTCGATATCGAAGATGAAGATATGCCAGATTTTGGCAATACACAAGTTCTGTCCAGGGAAACTGGTCAGTTTGAAAATATGAATACAAAGAAAGAGGAATCATTATGGCTAGAGAATCTGTAAACATTGAGGAATTGACTAGGGTTGATGCGAATCAATTGATTCAGGAATTGACTCAGGAAAATTCTCAGTTGCGTCTTGAGATGATGGCACAGAAAGGTGTTATTAATAAACTCATCGCTGCTCTTGAAGAATCAGATCAAGAAATCGAAGAGTGATCTAACAAAGCGGGAGTCGGCTTCCTAACAGAGCGATCTAACAAACTTGTGTTAGTTTGCTCCGTTAGGTGGCCTAAACCTCCCGATGAGCCTGATTTTACATTTTGTAAAAAAGTCTCGTTCGTGACACATCGTGGTCAAAACGGAGATAGTGTTTATTTCGTGGTCGGGACACCGGCCAGATACATAAAGAGTTCACCAATAAGGTGACACAAAACTAGGAGCATTAAATGTTCAGCATTTCAAAGGTAGACCATTTCCCAGAGATTACTCGTCAGGGTAGAACTTCTGAAGAACTTCAAGCAATTATTAATGCGCTTGAAGATTCCGCTAGCAAGGGCGAGCGTTTCTGCATTGGTGGTATTGATTCAGGTAATGCCTACAATTCGATGCAACAGCGCATTAGAGCACAGGCTAAGAAATTGAATCTCAAAGTCACTATCCGCTACGACAAAGATCAGGCTAATCTTTACTTCAAGGCTTCTCGTATGGGAGCAGAGAAGGTTTCTACAGAATCAGTTGAGGAACTTGGTGTGACTGCAAATGAGGCTGGTGCAAAGCCTGCTTCAAAGCGTGCTACTAAGTGATATTCATTTAGTAATCAATAAAAACTAAATAAAGTTTTTCCCCCGACCTGCAAGGGTCGGGGTTTTTTTTTGCTATAATTTCTTGTGATGGAACGTACTGAACAAAAAGTTGAAATTACTCATGAGCAAATTGCTAATTGGTATCCGATGATTGCAACACCTTGCTATGACAAGCAAGTAAGCGAGCCTTACTTTTCTTCAATGATTAAACTGGTTAACGGATTTAATATGTTGAATATGAACTTTGCAATCAGCACGGTTTCTGATTCTTTGGTTACAAGAGCTAGAGACAACCTGGTCGCTAAGTTTATGTCGAACCCAGACTTTACTCACATAATGTTTATTGACGCAGACATCGGATTTGATTACGAAGATATTATTAGAATGCTATGGCATGATAAAGATGTTATTACTGGATCTTATCCGATTAAGAAGATCAACTGGAATAAAGTTGAAAAGATGGTAAAAGACGGTGTGCCTGTAGAACAACTTATGACTAAGAGTTTAAGATACGTTGTGAATCCAATTCAAGGTACTAAGGGTGAAGTAGAAGTAGATAATGGTGCTCTAAAAATTCATGATGCGGGTACTGGCTTTATGTTGATTAAGCGTGAAGTCATTGAAAAGATGATTGAGGCTTACCCCCAGATGAAGTTTAGAGATGATACCGGTTCTTTGAATGAAGAGGAAAAGAAGTGGACTTATCACTTCTTTGCAGATTATATTGATGATGATGGTAGACTTTTGTCTGAGGACTATGGTTTTTGTAGATACTGGCAAAAACTCGGTGGAGATGTTTGGGTTGATGCTTCTGTTGATATGCTTCACTTAGGTAGAATGGAATTTGAAGGCAAGATGATTGACTTTTTAGAGACAATTATTGTTCCTTAAAATTGATTACGAATTTCGTATTTTTCTGAGAACGCTTTACCGTTCAAAAATATATATTAAAATTTTTATGAAATTTAGAGTTAGTTTCGTACCTGTTCTAACCTAACGCACCCGCTGGGCCGCTCGCCGCATCTAACCTAACATCGGTGCCGCGACTAACCTAACTTGCCGCCCTGCGCTTTTAGCCGAACTAACGCTAGCTCATTTCCGCAACTAACAAACCTGGCAATGGCCGAACTAACAGACCAGGCTTTCGACCACCCTTTCTTACGTCGCTAACATTAAACTTATCCAAAGGTGCACGAAGCTAAATCCAAACTGATAGTGTAAACACCATGACCCGGCTATTCTCAAAAATAGTTCACCTAACGCAACTAGAGTTAGGTGCAACTATTCTTCGTGCTTTAGCTGTGTCTATTCTTGTAAGTTTATTATTATCTTTA